GGAAGAACAGGACCTCAAGGTGCACAAGGTGATAGAGGAGCTACAGGACTTCAAGGTGGAACAGGTGCACAAGGCCCAAGTGGTTCAAGTGGTACGAGTGGAACAAGTGGGACAAGTGGAAGTAGTGGAACAAGTGGAGTTTCGGTACAAGGTCCTCCAGGCCCACAAGGCCCACAAGGTGGTAGAGGAGCTGATGGTTCAAGTGGAACAAGTGGAAGAAGTATTACAGGACCTCAAGGAGCTCAAGGACCTCAAGGTGCACAAGGTGATGTAGGCCCACAAGGACCTCCAGGTGCAAATGGAAGTAGTGGAACGAGTGGAAGTAGTGGTACAAGTGGTACAAGTGGTGCTGATGGTAGACACGGTTCTGATGGTAGAGATGGTAATAGTGGTTCAAGTGGTACGAGTGGAGTCTCGGTACAAGGCCCTCCAGGACCTCCAGGTGCAAGTGGTTCGAGTGGAACAAGTGGAGTTTCCGTACAAGGCCCTCCAGGCCCTCAAGGACCTCCAGGACCACAAGGTGCAAGTGGAAGTAGTGGAACAAGTGGAGTTTCGGTACAAGGCCCTCCAGGTGGAACAGGCCCACAAGGACCTGCAGGACCTCCAGGCCCACAAGGACCAACTGGTGCAAGTGGTTCGAGTGGTACGAGTGGAGTCTCAGTACAAGGCCCTCCAGGCCCTCAAGGACCTCCAGGACCTACTGGTGGAAGTGGTTCGAGTGGAACGAGTGGAAGAAGTATTACAGGACCTCCAGGACCTCCAGGACCTCAAGGTGGACAAGGTGCAACTGGTGCAAGTGGTTCGAGTGGAACAAGTGGAGTCTCAGTACAAGGGCCTCCAGGACCTCCAGGACCTGCAGGACCTCAAGGTGGACAAGGTGCACAAGGGGGAACAGGACCAACAGGACCTTCTGGACCAGACGGACCAGACGGGCCTCCAGGACCACCAGGACCTCCAGGACCTCAAGGCCCAGCTGGTAGTGGTAGTTTGAGTACAAGTCAAAGATTTTTACAAGATAGTAGGACAACAAAAACTATGACAATATCTAATGGTATTATAACGAGAATTGCATAAAAAATACTATTTACAGAAGTTTTAAAACTATTTATATAAGATAATTTAGGAGTTATAAATGAGTGATATAAAATTCACGGAAGAAGAAGTAAGTAAACTAAATCAATTAAAAACAGACTATGTAGAGTGTACAAATAGACTTGGTGAGATTGAAGTTCAGAAATTACTGAATTCTCAACGACAAGCTGCACTTAGTCAAGCTCATTCTGATATGATAAAGAAGTTTGAAGAAACTCAAAAAGAAGAAGTAGAATTGACTAATAAGATAACCGAGAAATATGGACCAGGTACATTAGACCCAAACACAGGTGTTTTTACACCGAGTGAAAGTGATACTCAAGGAGAGAGTAAATAAATTTCGTACAGAAAGTGATTTTGGGAATTTTATTTGATATTTACTTATATAAAAATTTAACAACAACTATAACCAATTGGGAGAATTAAATGGCTGAACGAATAGTAAGTCCAGGCGTTTTTACTCGTGAAACCGACATATCATTCCTACCGCAAGGTATTGCGGAAATAGGAGCTGCTATTATCGGGCCAACAGTAAAAGGGCCGGCATTTGTTCCAACCCTTATTCGTAACTTCTCTGAGTTTGAAGAGATGTTTGGATCCACGGATAAGAGGTTTTATACTCCATATGCTGTAAGAGAATATCTACGAAGTGCAGGTACTGTAACCGTAGTTAGAGTTTTACACATAGGTGGGTATGAAGTTGATTACATCAATCTTGAATATAAGAATGATGGTGATTCCAACTTCGCATTTGATGGTAAAGTTGCTGCAACCTTAGCACCATCTGCTAAATCTAACTCAGGTATTTCCGACATAGGATTTACAGGAGTTGGTTTGAGTAGTGCAGCTTCAGCTTCGTCTGAATTTGTATTGACAGTATCTGGTTCTAATGTCGCTGCTGAAACTTATACTTTGTCATTCGACACATCAAGTGCAAATTACATTGAAAATGTTATCTCAAGAGACCCTTTGAATCAAGATTCATCGGTTTACTTGTTAGCAAGTTTCAAAAATTCGCATGTCGTACATAAGGATCAACTGGCTGCACAAACTGAAAGTGCATTACCAAGTCTTTCCTCATCATATATTGTAACTGGAAGTGGTACATTAGATTTCAAATCTGGTACACAATCTTATGATACTTATGGAAGTGCAAATACTTGGACTGGAAACTCTTCTTATTCAAATGCAAGAACACCTTATATTTTATCACAAAGAATAGGTGGAACTGCTAAGAATCTATTTAGGGTTTACACAAGAAATCACGGTGCTGAAATGAATCAACAATTTAGAATTGAAATTAGTCAGGTAAAAGCTGCTGGTTCAATTCTTGGTTCTGATTATGGTTCTTTCGCATTACAAGTGAAGAAATATAATCCAGACCAATTTGACGATAATGTTACACTTGAGGAGTTTGATAACCTAAACTTTGACCCAACATCACCACAATATTTCGCAAGAGTTATTGGTGACAGATATGTTGAGATTGATGCAAATGGTAAACTTACCTATTATGGTGACTATCCAAATAAATCAAAGTATATCAGAGTTGGTGACTACACAGACCAAGGAAGTAACGGAAGTGCATTGAATTCATTAGCAAAATCTGTAGTACCTATGGGTTTTGGAAAAGTATTCAATCCTGTTCCTGGTACAACAAATGTACCGAGTGCTTCTTTTGTGACTACTCAGGTAAACTCAGTAACAGGTCAGTATCAGGCTGCAAAAGCTTATGGATTTGACTTCTCTAACTTTGATAGTAGAGAGTATCTAAATCCGATTCCAAAAGATGCTGGTAATGGTAACAATGTTACTTTCTCATTGGAAGACCAATTAGGAAGTGCAGAAGCAGCTGCAGCACTTGATGGAACATCATCTGATGCAACTGAAAATATTACTTTGACTGCTTCACATATCAGACAAAGAAAATTCCAAGTACCATTTCAGTTTGGATTCGATGGTAACAATCCTGCATTAGTACCTTATGTTGGTGCTGAAATCACTTCTGCAAATAGTTCTGGATTTGATTTATCAAGTTCTACTGCAAGTGGTTCAGTTGCTTATAAGAGGGCACTAAATGCAATAAGTAATGCTGATGAGTTTGATATCAATATGTTGGTAACACCTGGTGTGATTTCAAGATTACACTCTAATGTAACTAATCATGCTATCACTAAAGTGGAAGAAAGAGCAGATACATTTTATGTAATGGATTCAGCAGCTTGGGGTGATACAATCAGTACAGTAACTGGTGAGGTAGAAAAATTCGACACTAATTATGCGGCAACTTATTATCCGTGGGTAAAGATTGTAGACTTAAATACAAATCTACCTACTTGGGTTCCGCCTTCAGTAGTATTACCTGGTGTAATATCTTTTACTGATAAAGTGGCACACGAATGGTTTGCACCTGCTGGTTTGAATCGTGGTGGTTTGACTTCTGTAACAGAAGCTAAAACACGATTGACTCACGAAGAAAGAGATGACTTATACGAAGGTAGAGTCAATCCAATCGCAACATTTCCTGGTCAAGGTGTTTGTGTTTGGGGTCAAAAGACCTTACAAGCAAAACCATCTGCATTGGATAGGGTAAATGTAAGAAGATTGTTGATTAGACTTAAGAAGTTTATCTCAAGTTCTTCAAGGTTCTTGGTATTTGAACAGAACACAATCTCTACAAGAAATCGTTTCTTGAACATTGTGAATCCGTTCTTAGAATCAGTACAGGCTAATAGTGGTCTGTCAGCGTTCAGAGTTGTAATGGACGATTCAAACAACACACCTGATGTCGTAGACAGAAATAGGTTAGTTGGACAAATCTTCATTCAACCAACAAGAACTGCAGAGTTCATTGTACTTGACTTTATTGTACAACCAACTGGAGCTTCTTTTCCAGAGTAATTAGTCAATTACATTTCAAAAAGCCCCACTACTCGTGGGGTTTTTTGTTTAAGAATAAAACTATGAAAAAACTATGAAAAATGATACCAAAACAAATCAGACGATTTTTTAGAATACTGATATTTATTACTGAAATAAGAAATTTTTTAATTGGAGAAATCAAATGCCAGATTTATTAGATCCTTCTGAAATAATGTTCACACCGTTTGAACCGAAGACTAAAAACCGATATGTAATGTACATTGAAGGAATTCCGTCTTACCTTATCAAAGCGGCAAATAGACCATCTATTCAGTTTGATACAATAGAATTAGATCACATAAATGTGAAAAGATATGTCAAGGGTAAAGGTGCTTGGCAAACTATAGACATAACACTTTACGACCCAGTTGTTCCATCGGCTGCACAGGCAGTAATGGAATGGGTTAGATTATCACACGAGTCTGTTACGGGTCGTGATGGATATTCAGACTTTTATAAAAAAGATGTA